CTTTTGCACTATCCCACAAATAATCACCTTTTTTCTTTTTGCTTAATGATGGTTCTGTACGTTTAAGACTTGGCATTCCTTCAGCAGGTTCACTATCCATATACTTTCCACAACTACATTGCACATCAGAAACCCATTTATTATCAACTAAGATAATCTTTGTTTTTCCAATTTCTTTTTCTTCTTTACAGCATTTACAAGTGTATAGTGTCATTGTGCTAAACTTCCTGATTTTGTTTTTTCTTTTACATATAATCTATCTAACTCAAAGTGTAAGTGGTTTATCGCTTTCTGTATATCTTGCTCAGTTGGGTTGCCTTCTTTTTTTCCTGCTCGTAATAAGTAACTTACTGCTGTTCCTACATTATATGATAAAGCAAAGTCCTCTACTACTCTTCTTGCTGAGTATCCGTATTTTGTTCCTGTATAGTAACTTGGTTCTGTATTTTGTTTATAATCTGTCGGCATCTTTCATTCTTTTTAAGTTGTTATTTAATTTTTTGTTTCGGTTTCCATTTACTTTATGGTCAATAAAAAAAAGTGTTATTCCACTTATTACAAAGACCACAACTATTACTAATATTATATCCATTTTTTATTCGCTATATTTTCTATACAATTTTTTTATTCCATCAAAGCAAGTTGATATACAAGACCCACAATTAGTAGTTGGTTTATAATTAGTCATATAAATAGTATTATATGTTTCTATCATACGCTTTTTAGCTGCTTGGTTTTTTGCTCTTCCTGTTTTTAAATCCTTCCACATATCTAATATTTCATCAATTAAATGTTGTGGTAAATCATCAGGTGCTTCTATTACTTCTGTTGTCTTTAACCAATACTTTTCAGGACAAGACATAGGAGCAATACGTGCCTTCAAAGACATAAAACACAAACACCGTTTACAACTTCCTGTGGGTTTAAAATAATAAATACAGGATTTGCATATTTCAAGCCTTTCATTATATATCTCATCAGGTACAAAAAATTTATTCATTTAATTTTTCTTTAAGCATTGTTCTTACTTTGTCTATTGTTGTAAATAAACTATTTCTGCTTATTCTTGTTTTTTTATGTAGTGAGTCGAGTGTATTAGCTTCATAATAATATAATTCAAAAATCTTTTTATCGTACCAACTACAATCTTCTAATGCTACATCTATTTCTTCTAACTTATTTAGTTGCCAATTATCTACTTCTTCATTCGGAATATTATGTAAACTTTTAGCAACGTTATTATCAAAGTATAAATTATCATCGTTAAGAGTACAACTAAGAGTGTAAATAGAACTGTCAATATGTGAGTAAAACTTTTCATATTTATAAAAAAAACTACTTCTTGTGCTTATTAATGCTCTTCTTAATGCTACCGCTCCATAACGTGTAATACCATCAATTCCATCTTTTTCCCATATTTTAGATAACACATCAGGATTCATTTGTAAAAAATATAACATCAACTCTTGAACAGCGTTATCAATTTTATTTTTATCTTTTGTAAGACCAGAAGCCATAGCTCTAAACT